GGATGAAATACAAAAAATATATCATGATATATCAACTGTTGACGATATAAATAAATATTTATCTGATACCGACGATGGCGAATCTGGGATTATTGAATTTAAATCTGTTCCGAATACTTTAAACTCCAAAAATGCAATAGCGAACAATAAAGTACTAATGGCCAAAGAGATGTGTGCCTTTGCTAATTCTGAGGGGGGCATTTTAGTTGTTGGTGTTGAGGTTAAAGATGGAAAAGTCGTACCAGCATGTAAAGAACCAAACCTTGAAAATTTTTTAGAAAAACAAAAGATAAGTAGATATCTTGAACCGTCTCTTAAAGGTCTGAATTTTAAATCATTGGGTGTTGCAGATGGAGACAATAAGCCTGTTATTATTATGATACCTAAAAGCGATTTTTTACCTCATAGAGTTATGAGTAATTACAGTAATATTGACCAAAACGAAGCTAAAGGTATTGCTGGGGAATATTTTGTTAGAGAAGGTAGTGATAGTCACAAAATCCCTGAACAGCTTGTGCGGGCAATGTATTTATCAGCGGGTAGACTTCCAAGGTTTGAAATAAAGCCAGATGTTGAATTATTTTATGAAAAAGACGAATATAAACACTCAAGAATAGAAATAAAATCAGTGGTTAACCCTGATCCTACTAAATTTATAAAAGACTATTATTATGATATGAGGGTGACATTATTCGACGACAAGTTTGAAGAAATACCAATAAAAAATTCAAACGAAATATACTTCAATTCATCTTCACCAATATATCCGAGCACTGAAGAGTATGTTATTGATAGTGGATATCGTATCGAGACAGGAATACCAGCTAAATTTGAAAATAATATCCTATATGGTGGTGCTATAGGGGATATTACTTATGAGAAATTTTTAGGTATAAGATTAGTGGTTGTAAATATTAGATATGCTTGCGAAGGGATGAGTTTGGTTGATAGGAATTTTTATTTTATTGTTAAAGATAATACATATGAAGACCATTTAAAATTTCCACTTACAACTTCATTTAGACCTTCTATATTATATGAATGTTTGTTTATTGATGAAAGAATGCCATTTATGGAAGATGAAGAAATGATAAATTCAGATTGGGAAAATGAGGTTACTAAGGTGACAACCAAATATAATTTAAATAGAATCAAATGATAATTTGCACTATAATATGGCCAGACATATGTGACTCATCGCGAAAGCGGTGGGCTTTTTCTATTGGTTAAAAGATGTTTGGAAATATATATACTTAACTGTTATCGATTATTGCCACTATTATAAATCTTGCCGTTGTTGGCTAGCTAACTTCTTTTAATATATCTTTGCCAAAAGCGATTAAAAATAGTATAATTAAGATAGTACATTTTGAAGAATTGAATGTAAAACAATCTACTCAGAGCGCTGAGCGATTAGCAAAATATTAATATTTGCGTCGCTCAGTTTTTTTATTTTGTAGCGACAAGATAAGGAGAATATATGGATATTTTTAAAGGTATTGGTGACTTTTTTGGTGGACTTTTTGGCCAAAAGAAAAAGCGAGAAGATGAACAGCAACAACCACAGCAACAACAATCTGCGGTGAGTTTTAACAGCACGCCCAAACTGGGGGATAATTTTGCAAATAATTCAAGCAACCCCACCCAACCACAACAACCAAAAGAATTTGCGAAGAGTTCAGTGGACTTAAACCCAGTAAAACCGGTGCAACCCGTTCAACCACAACCACAAGTAAATCGAGACCAAGAACGCCAACAGCTAGCGAATAAGTATCGGCAAGAAGAAACGGACCGTTACAACCAAGGTTCAGACCATGCGGCGAACTTCTTGAACGATATTTTTAGTGGTGGTAAAACGGCCCAAATGAGAGAGAATACGATCAACCAGAACATCCAAAACCGGGTGAATGCTGAAATGCTCCGAAAATATGGACCAGATGACCAGCAAGTGAAACAAAACATTGCGCAAACTAGCCAAGATATTAATAATAATGCAACATCAGTGAACGACTTCACAAAAAACTATAACAATACCGTGCAACAAACGGTTGCTTCGCCAGTATCAGCAGTGAAAGGTGCAGCGAACAGCGTGGTGGAAACGATGCCGAAAGTCTCGGGAGCGGTAACTGAACTTGGCGCGAATACAATTAAATTATTTGATGAAGATAGCCAATTTGCGAACAATTTGATCAACCGGGTGCGAGCAGACCGTGAAAAGAACATTGTGCGAAAAACACTCAACAGCGCAACAGGCTTGACTGATCAAGATAATAAAATGGCCTATGGCTTGGGGAGTTCTGGAACAAGAATGGCGATTGATGCCGCGATGACCCCTGTAACTGGTGGTGTTGCACCTGCTTTAGTGCATGGTGTGGAAGCACACTCGGAGATGATGGATAGCTTAGACAACATCGAAGCTCGCAAAAAGGCCGAAGCGGCAGCAAAAGGTGAAGCATATACACCAAGTAGCTTTACTTCTCGCTATTTAGCCGCAACCGCTAATGCTGGAGCGCAAGCCGCGATTGAAAAGCTTGGAATAGATAACGTTACCGGTAAAATTGGTGGTAAATTTGCAAAAAATATGGTTGGGCGAGCTGTCACGGGTGCATTAGGTGAAGCTGGTGAAGAAGCCGCACAACAATATGCCGAGAACTTCACCAAAAAGCTTTTTGACAACAAACAGAATATCCACGAAGGTGTAGCAGAAAGCGCTCTTATGGGTGGAATTATGGGCGGAGCTGGCAAAATGGCCTTTGGTGGAATGGATTCAGTGAAGAACCCATATAAAAGTAGTGATATGGCAGATGGCGAAGTGAGTATTTCAAAACTTCACCCAGACCAAATGGGCTACAATCCAAAAAACCTAATTGAAGCAGAACGCAATGCAACAATTCCAGCACGCGAAAAAATCACTCTTGCAGAAGCAGAGAGACAAAACCGAGGTGGGGACTTGCAATATAACCCAAGAAGAGAAACAAACATCAACCGTTTAGATAGCGACCAGTTAGGCTTTACCAAAGATGAGTTAGTTGGTAAATTTACAGGCGACACTCGCAAACGAATGAGTGAGCGTAGCTTTAACATGCTTCAAGATTTGCGGACGAATAATCCGTATGTGACGGGTGATGGTGATTCAGTAAATTTGAGTCGTATTGGCAATTCTAAAATGACTCATAGCGGAGCCACAGTTCCAAATGATTTATTTATAGCTAAAATGCGTACTACCCCAAGAATTGGTGAGATTTTAGCCAATGCGCAGAAAACACATTCAGCACCAGATGTAAAAAATCATGGTATAGCGCCAGATGGCTTTAATTATTACGATTCACCAGTTCGAATTTCTGGAAAGAATTATATTCAAAGTTTTGATGTTGGTGTAGATAAACCAAGAAATAAAAATACGGTGTATAATTCTACAATAAAAGAAACACCCGAGCTACTCAGCTATGAAGCGAAACGCAACGACACTGAGTCCAACTCGGATGTTTACAACTCTAATATAGCACAAAACCCTCAAAATGTCAATGCCTTCAATCGAGAATACGAGCCAGAAATCCGAGACCTTCAAAATGCATACCAAAAATATGGTGATGACTTTGAATTTAATTTAACACCGGAACAGCAAGCAACCTATGAGCACCTTCTTCGTGAATCTCCACGCGACAGTGAAGGGCGATATATCGACCCTGCAACAGGTGAAGTAACGATTGATCAGATTGTAGAAGATAGTCAAGGTAAGTACGTCAAAGGTGAAGTGAACGAACTATTTGATGTATCTAATAAAAAACTACCATCTGCTACAAAAAAATACCTTGAAAATCTACAAGATAGTCAATTTAATACAGTCCATGGAACAGTAAAAAACCACCCCGATATGCCTGGTAAATATGTCTATGGGGAAAGGTTGAACGCCAGTGATTTGAAAGATAAACTTAAAATTGCTCCTCAGTTAGATGAAATATTAGAAGCAACAGAATGGGCTAAAGATTCTAATGGAAAAATTAGAAATGTTCTAAATCAAGATGGTAAACATCCAGAAATAGACAACTGGAATTATGGCAAAGTAAGATATGAACCTGCCAATAGTAACCGTCAGTATGAAGCCGTTGTTAATGTTGGAACTAATGAAAATGGCAACCATTTTTATAGTTTAGACAAAACAAAGAGGCTTGCTGTCCCTCACGAAGGAGGGTTAAGTACGCAGCAAGCCTCTAGTGATTCCAATATAGCACAAAACGACCAAAAAGTCAATAGGATGCAACCATTCGAACCAACAGAACGTACACCTTTAGTGAATGGAGATAGAGATTTTGGAGGATCGTTTGGAGATGGATTCGATCCTCGAGGTGAAAACTCGGCTGTTAATAAGGCTGCTTTTCCAAAAGTCCAAAAAGAAGATTTAGCGACACCTGAACTTGAAAAATATGGGATCAAGCCAACAAAGACTGAATATAATCAAGCTTTGGAATATATTTTGATGGAAGAACGGCCTGAGTTATTTGAGCGTTACGAAAAAGCACGCTTAGGATTAGAAGCGCTTGAAGAGAATATTGATTTTAACCAGTTCACCCCAACAGAGCTTGAAAGGTTATATGGTAAAAACTACGCTGAACATCTTGACCGTGGTATGATTTCACAAATGGTTCGAAAAAATAGCCTAAACGGTTTAGATCAGGCTGCGATGGGTGGTGATATTGGTGAGATTGATATGGAAGACTATATTGATCGGCTAAACCATTATTATGAAACCAAAAGAGAAGTTAAAGACCTTGAGCAGGAAATCCGTGAAGCATATGCAGATCCGGAATTAAGGGAAGAAGCAAAACAAGCTTTATGGTTTAATAAGTATGAAGAGATTGAAAATGCTGTTGCAAACTTACGACAAAACGGTGTGGACATTGACTTTGATGGATACGTGGAATTAAAATACGGTAATAAAGCTAAGAACGAGGCAGTAAAGACCGAAGAAGAGCCAAGCAATGACGATATAATAGATGAAAATATTAAAACGGATAAGAATATCGTTAGTGAAGCTCCGCTAATTAAAGAAACAGGCCAAAAAACTCGCAAATTCGCTGAAACTGTATTAGATACAGACACACCACCAAAAGACTTTGTGAAATTGATGCATGCTGGTGATGAATCTTTGAAATATACACCAAAAAAGAATAGCGAAATGTGGAGCAGAGCGACTAAATCTGTACAAGAAAGCCCAGAAAGAGTGTTTAATGAACTAGAAAATACCCGTGTAGCCAATGACGAAACTATGGCTAAAGGTATTGCACTAGCTAAACACTACCAAGCAATGGGTGATGACCTCAAAGCAAGCGAGCTCTACGTTGAACTTGCGAAAAAAGCAACAGAAGCTGGGCGAACTGTGCAAGCTTTGAACTTGATGCGAAGAACAACCCCAGAAGGTGTGTTGATGAGTACAATGCGTGAAGTTGAAAGCTACAACGACAAGATGAAGAACAAGCCAAACAAGCAGATTAACATTACACCAGAACAACGAGCAGAGTTTTTGGGAAGATTGCGAGAGGCTTATGCGATGCCGGAAGGCAACTAATTATCAGATTGTTAAGGTATATATTTTTAACGCGGTTTTATTAATCCTCGGAGGTAATTTTATACTTACACAAAAAAACTGCCTCGATCGGAACAATAAAATACCCTACGAGATGCGGTTCGTAGGGTATTTAACTATAATAAAAAGCCGCATCTCGTACTGTACAAGATACGGCGTTTCCTTTTAAAGTTGAGAACGGGTTCTGGAGCCACGATCGGGGCTTGAACCCGAGACCTCATCCTTACCATGGAAATATTACTGCAAGCAGAGCCTTGCAGTATTTTTGTTTACACAGGAGCACCTACTGCAAGGGGTGCTCCTTTTGTCATTTCAATTGAGGCGTTGCCCATATAGCAAAGTCTCATAGAGATGAGAAAAACTCTACTAACCAATTTAAACCTTAACAATTTGGTAAAAAGTATGAATATAAGATATAAATTTTCACTTTTATTGAACGAAAACCGCAAAAATAGTAAAGATTGAAGATTGCGAGCCAATAGTCTAATGAATAGTGAAAAACTTTCATTAGCTCTGTCGGACTGATAGGTTGCCCACCTTTACTATCGGTCTAGCTGAGCTAATGAAGAAAGATTTTTATGAAAAATATTAATGAAACCGAGTTTGAAAAAGAGTTTGAAAAAATCAAGAACTCTAAAATTGAACTCAAACCAAAAAAACAAAAACAAGGAGAAAAAACTATGAAAAATTTGAAAAAAGTAAATTACAAGAAAATTATTGAAACTGTTAAAACAATTGTTATCTATACAGCAATTGTGGCTGGTGTAGCCTTCTATCTTGGAATGAAACACGGCGAAAACAATGCTAAAATTCAGAACGATAAGATTGCGGAAACAGTTCAAAATTTAAACGTAAAAAAGTAGCCAAAAGCGTTCCGGCGCCAAAAGTCGAAGCTGCGGTTCAACAACCAAGCCAGCGCGAAACTGTGGAGGTTTCGCCTCGCCCTCGCCCTGTTATTGCGAGTTCAAAGGTTACGAATCGGTGCGAAGAGTTTCGAAATTTGGTTAAACAATACGACTGGAACGTGGAAGTGATGTTAGCAATTATGATGGCGGAAAGCAGTTGTAATCCAAATGCATTAAACACGAACAGCGACGGTTCGAACGATTCAGGCTTGTTCCAAATCAATTCGATTCACAATAAACCAAATCGTGAAAATCCAGAACTAAACGTGCGATACGCTTATCAGATTTATAAATCACAAGGCTTGAACGCCTGGGTTGCTTATACAAGCGGAAAATACTTAAAATTCATGAACTAACCAACAAAAGGAGATAATATGAAAAAATTAATTAACGGAAGAACCGAAGAAGAGATTTTAAGCGATTTTTATGCACTTGTCGCTGAAAATGAATGGTTTAGCTGGGTTGATGATCCCGAAGCAAACGGTTATCACACAGAACTTAACGTAGACGAAATATTAACAGATGATTTTGAAGAATTCGCTCACGGTTATTACAACCTCGAGTCTGAAACTGAACAATATGAAAATACTCAAGATATGTACAGGAGCGCAGGATTATGAAAAAAGTAGATAAAGTTATAACGCTTAAAGGCAATGATTACGCGAAAGTAGCGGATCGCTTAAAAATTTTTCGTGAAGAAAACCCAAATTCAAAGATTATGACCGAAACACGATCGGTTGATGGAAAAATCACTTTCAAGGCTTATATTTGGAAGAATAAAGATGAGCTAATCGATTTGGTAAAGTCTGGCGTAGATAAAGAAACAATAATGATTACGGCAGATTCGAACGGAACGGCGCAGAAAGAAATTAGAAACGGTGATAAAGACTTCGAGAAACTTGAAACTGTTGCAGTTGGTCGCGCTCTCGCTCTTCTTGGTTATTTAGCGAGCGGTGAGATTGCCTCATCTGAAGAGATGGAAGAGTTTGAAGATTTTAAAAAGCAAAAAGTCGCTGATCAATCAAAAGAACTCATCACTAAACTCAAAGCTTCAAAAAACCTCAAAGAACTCCAATATAATTTCGTAAAAGGAGTTAACCAATTCAAAGGTAATAACGAAGTAATCGCAGAATTAATTCAAATTAAGGACGAATTGAAAGGTAAATTGAAATAATGAAAATCTTAAACCTTGAACAACGCTCAGATGAATGGTTGCACTTCCGCGAAGGTAAAATTTCCGGAAGTAAAGCTAAGGAATTTGGCACACCTCGAACTGTTTTAAAGTCTGAATGGCTTGAACTTGCAGAAAAGTTAAAAATCGAAATTCCTTTGAATCAGAAAGGTCAACCGAAAAACTTAACAATCCAAGAGCTCAAAGACTTAATCGGCGAAGCTGAAGTTGAGAAAAAAGAGTGTGAAGTTGAACTTGGCGATGCGATTTATAAACTCATCGCTGAACGAATCGCGAAACCGATTAATGAGAACGATTATGCAGACCGTTTGGGAGATCGCAAATATTCCGCCGCCCTTCGTGGTGAGATTCTCGAAGAAGAAGCGCGTGAGAAAGTTGCGCAGAAACTCGGCAAAGAAATTATCGAAGGTCGGGTGTGGCAATCTGATATTAACGAAAATATCATTTGTTCTCCAGATGGCGAGATTGTAAATAAAAACGGTGAGATCACCGAAGCGGTTGAAATTAAATGTTTAGACAATTGGAAACAAGTGCGAGCGTTTTATGAACAACAACCACCTAGCGAATACAAACAGCAGATTATTCAATATTTCGCCGTGAACGAAAAACTTGAAAAACTCTATTTCGCAATGTACTCAGATTCATTTGCTCTTGCACCACAGCTTGAACTCTTAATTTTCGAGCTTAACCGTAAAGACCTTGAAAAAGAAATTCAGCGAGCAATTTATTTTGAACAATCTGCTCTCGCCTTGGTGGAACAAGAAGTAGAAAAACTATTATTTTAAGAAAGGATTTTATGACTCAGGAAGAACTAAAAAGCATCACAATTACACCAGAAGAAACTAAAGAAAGCGGCTATTTCGAATTTGGTGTGCATGAAGTAAAAATCACTAAAACTAAGATTGATAAGTACGACAATAAACCTTACGCAGAAATCTTTGTTGAAAATGATTCTGCCGAAGACCGTGCGCGGCTTTGGTTACATACTCCAGATACGCGCCGAATCTCAATTGAT